ATGCGGCTTCGGCCGCTGTGAATTCGCTCGTGGCCACGTCGGCGCTATAGGGATTCTCGAAGCGTGTCGCGCGCACTGCTCGCGCGTATTCGCCGGAGGAATAGACGTCACCGGCCGGCGGCAAGTCATAGAGCCAATTGAACCGGGTTGCGATTTCGGTCATCGCTCTCACGTTCACTTTCAGATCGACAAACTCTGCGCCGATGTCTCGTGTCGCTGCGGGGAAATCGTAGTCGGCTTCGGCTGCGAATGCTTTGAGAACCGTCCCGCTCGTCGTCTCGCTATAAACGAAATTGGTACGGCCTGCGAATGACACCGCCGACAGGAGCTCGCCCAGGTTCGGGTATCGAGAAAGCTCCGGGGTAACCTCAACACCGGGTACGTTCGCTTTCGCCGTGGCGAAGCTCGAGGCGTCAACCGTTAGCGAGCTGTCGGGCAGGTAATCGGAAACGATAGTTTCAACCATATCGAGCGGGTGGTTCTGCTGATTCACTAACGTCAGCGGCCGATGCCGAATCTCAGTCACGTAGAATGCGTTAGCCGCCGCATTTTGGTTAAAATGCACGGTGATCCGTATCTTTTCGACGTAATTGCCCGTAGCTTGCGCGATCGCTTGCTTAATTCGGTACGTGCCCGTCCCGAGTCCATCATACTCCAATTCAACCCGACGCTTGCATACCATCGCGTCGGACTGTCTTTGTTCGTAGTCTCTCGGATCTTGGTCAAATGCTTTTGGCTTTCTCCAGTTTCGGTAACTGTATTGATAAGTGCCCCAGATCGTCAGATAGACTCGCGTGACCCGAGTGAACGTTTCAAATTTAAGGACGGCCTCAATCTCTTGATCGCCGTACATATCGTCGTCAGTATCGAAATCGAACTCTGCAAACAGCCCCAGACGCGCAGTCGATTGATACACCAGGATATCGTCGGACACGCGCAATACGGCCGCCTCTGATTCGTCCCCGTGGCGATACGACGCGGACGGCATATTAGTCGGAAATCCTGGATCAAATAAATCAGCGTGCGCTGCGAACCCAGGAGTGTTGGTGCCTGTTCCGGTTGTCGTCGAGCTGATTATCCACCCCGCTGCGCTTGTTATGTCTGCGAGTGTGTACGACGAGCCGTCCACTACTGTCGTGAAAGCACCCGTTGGTAGCCCCCACATTTCCAAAACGCTCACCGCGAATTGCGGAACGTTCCCAGCGTTTTTCGCTTGCAGCGCGTCCCCAATGAAAGCCTCCGAAATCGGCGCCTTGTCGTCGATTAGTTCCATATACGTAACGACGTTCAGCGGGTCTGTTGTGTCGGTCCATATATTCCAATAGGGCACGAGATACGTAGAGCCGTCATTCACGCTTCTGAAGTTTGTGATCGCCCGAACGTATCCCCCGCAGATGGCCCATCGGAGGATGAACTTCGGGACAAATACATTGTAATTCGCGATTGCAAAAGTGGGCGCAACATTAGCCCCCAACGTGTATGACAAATCGACTTGCGGCGCCCCGTCCTCTCCGGGATCGTCGACTCGTTCATACCGAAAGAATCGCGACCCTGTAGTGCTAGGGTCGCTAATATGGCCGCCCCATATCGTAAACGGGATTTCGTCGTCGTCGCCGTCGTCGTCCCCGTGCGGGATTGTCCAAACTGCTGGATAGATTTCCGAATCGTCTATCTTCAAGGGATTCGACGAACCCAAGGGGACGTCATTGTTATCCCATAGAACGCCGAGATATTCCTTTGATGTCGCCGAATAGCTGCCGCCCTTTATCTCGCCTCTATATCCCAAACTCACCGGATACAATTCGACTTTTACCGTTTCATCATATAACACCGGGATCTCTGCGCCCGACTGGCCCACCGCAAGAACGGCCGAGCCTAGCTTCGCGTCTTTCGATTCGACGAGCAGAGAAAACGTCGAGCCGTCCCCTTCGATTTCGGAAAGCTGCGTCACCTCGCCACGCCACCTGACCACGTGGTCGGCACTCGAGAAGCCGAGATCCACCCCGACGTGATCCGACTCAATCAGCAGCGAAGCAATCGTCACCCGCGCGCCGATAATATTCTCAGCCAGGAGCGTCTTCCAAAGGTAGAACCCGGATCGCGAGCTCCCGTCAATACTGAGCTCGACCGCTTCTCGGGTGTCGTAGCTTTGCGCATCGGGCAGGTGATTGAAGCCGCGCGAGATCGGAGACACTAATTGCAGCAGCGGCTCGAACATTTGATCGGTTGAGCCGTCCCACTTGTACCGCACCGCGCGGCCCGTGCGTGTCCAATAGCGGGTTGCGCCCACCGTCTGCGCGTCCCGATCGGTGAACGTCTCAAGCACCACCAGCGGCACCGAGATGACCGATGCCCGCTGCGCGCGCGTGAGCTGCTCCGCCGCTACCGTGATCGTCAAAGTTTGTCCTCGAGCATCTCAAGCCGGAATCGGTAATAGGTTGCCACGGCCGGCGCTTTGAAATCTTGCACGCGCTGCACGTCTTGAGTTAGCCGCACCAGATACGGCCCCGCGTCTTCGGTATCCGGCGGCCAATACCAGAACGAACGCGCGCGCGCCTGGGCCACCGAATCCAGCAGCGTGTAATCGGCCGAGCCGGCCAGCACGTTGCGCACGTCGAGCGTAAACCGTCTACGCGGCGGCGCAATCTCGAGCGCAGCCGTGCCGCCGGGGTATTCCGTTTCCGCAATCTGGCTTTGATACCGATTCCCGAAACGGGGGTCTACATAGGCATCGTCCGATAGCGTTTCTTTTTCGCCTATCCACCACCCGGCCAACGTGTAAACGTCTCCACCTGACGAATCTTGCACCCTCCATAATAGGAATTGCTCGAGATCCGACGTGGCTTCGCGCTCGATGACACCGGCCGCCGCCGTGAATCCTTCAATCTGAACCGCCGAACCAAAGGAGAAGCTATCGTCCCGGTATACGTTAATCAGCTTTCCCGTGAATGTATGCCCATCGGGAACGATCATTGTACGATGCCCAGCCGGGGGGATCGCTTGCAGATCCATTCGGATGGCTCCATTCCCGCCCGCTGTCGTCTCGAACGTGCCCACCGTCCCCTGCCGCCCGTCAATCCACGCGCGCCTCGAGGCCGTGCTAGGCGCTTCCGTGTATGCCCATTCGTAAATATCGGCCGTGTCCTTGATCGCCGACACCGCATTGTCGACCATAAATGCCGGCTGCCTGTAGCTCATCGAACCAACCTCGAGCCCGACCCGTCAGCCGTGCGAATGCGTGTTCCGCCCATGAATGCCGTTCGCCCCACTGCGAGCGCCGCGTCGACATCGGCCTGCGATCTCCGATCCCGTGCCGTCAGTCGCCCGCCAGTTGCGCTCTGTACCTGGGCGGCTGCTCGTGCCGTTCTCTCGAGCTCACGTGTCAAGTCTTCGGCTCCGCCCTGAACCGCTCGATTCGCTTCCTCGAACGTGAGCAGCGATTCCGTAGCGCTATCCGTTTCGGTCGTCAGTGCGTTTGTCTTGTCGCCTAGATCCTCAAGCGTAGGCGCGAGCTCATCGCCGCCCGCTGCCGCAAGCCCCAATAATCGATCTTGGAATTGTCGCGCGCTTTCGTCCGCTTTCACCGTGCTGCGCTCGTAAGCATCATTGAAATCGGCAGCGATGCCCGTCTTTTGCGCGACGAACCCGAAGGCGTCCCCGACGCGCCCAAGCAGCGTAACCCCGGCCGTTGCTTGATCGACTAGCCTGCCCCCAATGAATCCGAGAAACGTGGCGAATGGGCCGAGCGCTTCGGTGATTCGTTCTTTCAGCGCCTTCACCTTGTCGGCGAATTTCTCGAGTGCTTCTTTCGCGGCGCCTACCTTCGAGACGAGCTCAACCGCGTTTAGCGTGATCGTCGCGAAGCCCGTCGCGATGAATTCGATCGCATCGAGAAACGCAGGCGCCGTGATGACGTTTTTGAGCTTCTCGAGTGAACCCCGAATTGCTTCGTTTTCGGTGATCGCTGCGCCGAGCTTTTCCTTAACGGTTCCCCAGGCGTTGCCGAGCTGCGCGACCAGACCCGAGAACGTTTTCGTCTGCGCCTGCGCTTGACCGCCGAAACGATCGAGAACCACGTCCAGCGCGGCCCCGCTCTTGAGCGCTTCGACGCCCATCGTCGCGACTTCGGGCACGAGCTCGCCAAGCTCGCCCCGGAATCCGTTCATAGTGCGCGCGAGATTTGTCGTGGCCGACTCGAGCGAAATCTTAAGCCCCGCAGACAGCTCGACGGCTGCCTGCGTGAGCTTGCCGGCTTGGTCTGCGCTCACGCCCAAGTTCAGCGCAAGCGCCTGATTCTGAATGATCGCTTCATCGCCGAATTGAGTCGTCTTTTCGAGCGCTGCGGCTTGTGCTTGAAGCGCTTCGGACGCGCCCGCCGCTGCCGGCCCCAAGCTCGCCAACGCCTGATCCAGCGCGGCTACGGACTTTTCCTGCTGCTGCGCTGCGTCAATTACCGATCCCGCCGCACCCGCCACCGACTTGAACAAGCCGACCACATCGCCCAACGTGATCGCGAAACGGCTCGAGAGGAAGGAACCGAGCTTGCCAAACGTTCCTTGAATCTTGCCGACGGGCGCGCTCGCCTGATCGTCGACCTCGAATATTACGCGCTGCTTGAAATCGCCCCGACCCATCGTGCCCCCACGCTGCCTATCGGTAGATCAAGCTGAACTCTTGGTTTGCAGTCGATGCGCGCCCGACCAGCTCAACGTCCCACGCTTGAGCGTTCCCGAGCCGGTTCGGCGTTAGTGACACAAGCTCAGGGTCTGCCATCGCGAAGCTGATTGCGTTGATTGTGTCGCCAGCCGTTGCGGTTGTGCCCACTTGCCAATCCAGCGCCTCCGCGTTCGCGATGTCCGACTCACCAAGCTGGTCGAGCTCGTACAGAATCCCGGTCGACTCGGCGTCAATCGTCGCCGAGACGGTCATCGTTCGGCCCGTTTGCCGTTGGCTCACCCCGTTGGCCGCGTTGCTCGACGGGACCTCTTCAAACTCGTTCGCGATCGTGGCAGTGAACGTCGAGAACCCAATCTCCCGATCGACCGGCGTGTCCGGCCCCCAAGCGAAACCAACGGCTTGCGTGACCGGAGCCGATAGCGTGGCCTGGGTTCCATACTCGAAAGGCGAAGCCGGCCACGATCCGGTCTGATCGTAAGAGTCAAAGACCCCAAGCAGGTCGAACGTGATCGTGCCCGTCTGCCCAGCCGTGAGCTCGATCGAAGCTGATCGGCACTCGACATCCCGCACGATGATTCGCCCACCGTTACTCGAGGCGTCTCCGTAGTAGAGCGCAGCCGTTACGAGAGCGGTTGCCGTCGGGGTCATCACGTTGCCGGAAGCCGTTGCAGTAGAAGCGACCCCAGCCGCTCTCCAAAGCGATTCGATCCCCGGATGATGCGCGAAATCTCCCGACGTGACCGGGCTCGAGGCCGTGCCTCCGTTGCCTTGGAGCGGCACCACTACCGAAAAGCTTTCGACGGTTCGGCCCAGATAATTGGCGAAATTGCGCGTGAATGACCCCGTGATGACCGCCTTCTCGGTGACGTTCTTTGCGAGCTGAAACCCGATGCCCGAATCACCCACGCCCGAGCCATCGACCCCGAGCACTGCACCGTCCGCCGAATTGATCGCGCCCCCCGTGCCCGAGCCCGAACCGATCGCCGGCATACTGGTCGCCGTGCCGCGCGTGGTTTGATCTTTGAACGCAGCCCCTAGCAGAAAGTCAATTGAAGCCATGTCATCCCTCCAGCGCGCAATCAGCGCGAATCGTATATCGAAGCACTTCCCCGACCCGCTCTAGGTCGCTTTCGACTGCCACGTCAACCGGGCTCGATCGCACCGCTGCGAGTGCCGTCCAGAACGAATCCGCCGCCACGTCATCGACGAGCAGCGCCAAAGCGTCTTCAGCGCTCTCGAGATCCGTCGGGGTCGATCCCGCTGCACGATGCAATAGGTCAAGCTCCACCGTCGCAATCGTCACCGTGAGATTAGAGCCCGCCGTGGCCGTCTCTACTCCCGCGATCCGAATCATCGCGCGGTAGCTCGAGCGCTCCACGCGCTGCGAGTCGAGCGTACCCGAATCGAGAACGGGAACCGCTGTCGACAGCGCGGCAAGCGCTGTCTCGAGCTGCGTTTTGAGGTCCGCCACGGTTGCCATTACTCGACCCGCTCCACTTCAACCTCGGCCGACATGACTACGAAAGCGCCGTCTTTCGCTTCGCCCCAAGCCTCGAGCGTGAGATACGCGTCCGCCACGCCCGCGACCGCCCCGCCTAGATACTGATCGGCCAGGAGCGCAGCCCGAAACGTTTCCCATTCGTCGATGCGTGTCGCCCGGCTGATCGAGTCGCGCCAAAAGCACGTGATCGCAATCGTGTCCGTCCATTGAGTCTGCCCGTATGCCAGCCGATCGCCTCGAGCGCCCAGCACGCGCACCGATGCGCGCCGCTCGTAGCCTTCCGCCTGCGGCTGCGTCATCGGCCCTTGAATCACGTTGTCATAGCCAACGGCATTCGCTTCGAGCAACGTCGCCACGGCCTGCTCGAGATCGCCTTGCACGCTCATGCTGAAGCCCGTGCGCGCAGCAACGCCTTGCGGAAGATCGCCAGCCCTTTCGTCTCAATCACGTGATCGGCTGCGGGCTCGAGGAATGGCCGTTTCGGATACGGCCCGAGCCCGAGCTCGTGCACGGGAGCATAAGCGACAGTCGACCCCACCACGTACTGCCGGGGGGCACCAGATCGGTCGGTCGAGATTGATCCCGAAAGCCGACCGCTCCGAAACGAAAGCCGTTTCGGTAGTGGTGGGGCCGTTTCCGTATCGCGGCCGCGACCGCGCACGATTTCGATTTCTTTTGCGCGCTGCTCGGTGGCCGTCGCAATCGCGTCGAGCGACTGGGCGACGACGAAGCCGCGCGCGGCCGGGTCGAGCGCATCGAGAAAATGCGCGATCCGTTTCGAGTCTCTGATATTGAAGCGCGCCCCGTTCATGCGAAACGCCGATGATTTCGCAGCGTCATGCGCGCGACGGGCAGTTGTGAGATCGCTTGCGCGAAATAGTCCGCCGATCCTGTGTCCCCGTTTGCTTGAGCAGACAAGCCCAGCCGGCTGCCCCCGGTCGTCTCGCCGGTCTGCTTCCAGACGAAGGCCGACACCTCGGCAGCACAAAGCGCGAGATCCGCCGGAATCGTGGATACCGTTTCGTAATCGACCTCGATCGAAACGCCTGCCGTCCAGCCGATTGCGACGGCATCCGACACGCGCTCGAGGATTCTCGCGTTTCGGAGCCGGTATCCCGAAGCTGCAAGCGCCGACCCCGACACGCGCACTGCGTCGATCGTGGCCGCCGGCTTGTCGAGGACGATCCGCCCTGAGAATGGCGCCACGTGAATCTCGGCCGTGATCGTGTTGCCTTCGTAGTCGTGGCCTACCTGCTCCGCAATCAGCGCCGAAACGCCCGCAATCACAGTCGACAGCGCCACGTCGTCTGCGCTGCCCTGCACCCCGGCATAGCCTTTCACGGCTTCGATTGTCGTCAGATCGGCCATCCGTCGCCCCCGTTGAATCCGGCTCCCCTACCACCCCCACGGCATAGGGGAGCCGGGCTCAATCCGTCGCCTAGCTTGCGTAATCCATCTCGCGCCAAGCCCCGTTAGTGTTGACCGCAGCCGTCGGAATGCACCGCCCGTCGATCCGCTCGTCAATCACCCACGTGCGCAGCCCCGTACCCACGGCGCGCTCGGTGTCGACCCGAATCCCCGTGCGGTTGCCCAAAGCGTACCACTGCGGGTTCCCGAAGAAGATCTTCGAGTCAGCCAACGAGCTGATCTCGTAGATCGGCTTACCGAGCAGCCGGCCGGTGGCCGCCGGGTCCGCATCGGTCATCGCAACCGGCGCGTTCACCGCGTTCAAGAACACCGGACGTTGGACGCCATCGGCGACCGTCATGATGTCTTGCAGCGTGTTGGAATTGGCAAAGAAACACGCTTCCCGCCGATACTGCTCCGGGAGTGCGTAGTACAGCTTATAAACGTCGCTGTACACAAGCGCCCCCCCCGTTGCCTCGGCCACCACCGTGATGGTCGCGCTGGTCAAGCTCTCCGTGATGTTGGGGGCCGTGCCGTTCGACGTCGCAATCTGCGAATCTTCGGCCGAGCCAATCGCGCCACCGGCCACCATCGTGAGTTGGTTCGCCACGTTGAAGCCCGTGTCCTCCGTGAAATTGCGACCCGCAGAGAACGAGACGCCCAGATCCTTGGCCGACAAAAGCGCCGAGCTCGGGTCTGGGGTCGCGTCCGAATACGACGCATTCTCGGCCCGGGTCGCCGCACTGACGATCGGCATCACGGGGATGCGTTGCGTCTGCGTGGTCATCGGAAACACGTTGACGAGCGCTCGGAATTTCGAGGCGACGTCACGCGCTGCAACGAGCTGCGATGCCAACGGCAGCGGAAGCAGCTCGGCTCCCGTCCCGTCTGCGAAGCCGCTCGAGGCGTTCGGAGCGCCCTCAAGCAACGCTTCACGCTGCTTGGAGCCGACACCCATGCCCTTGAGATAGGCATCGTTCAGCTCATTGTAGGACCGGATTCGCCCCTCTACGTTGCCCGTCTCGACGTGCTGCGCCCATTCGGCCGTGAGACGATCCATGCCCCCGTTTCGAGCCGCGCGCAGGTCGGCCACCTCTTCGGGTGATCGGCCCGACTCCATTCGGCGATAGAGCGGCGCAGAGCCGTCCCCGATCACGCGAATCGTATCGACCTCGACCACGCCCCCCCGATCCCGCTCGGCGTTCGCCTGGGGCGGCACCGGAGCTCGGCGGCTGCGCTTCTCTTCGAGCGTGTCCGCAA